ATGGCGAGGATTGGGGCGGAGACTGGCGAAGACAAGGCGCCGCGGGTGCGGCGTGTTCAGAAGGTGAAAGCGCGGCGGGAAGGCTGGACGGCGGCCAAGATCGACCTGTTCATCGAGACGCTGGCGGGCACGTGCAACATCGCGGCGGCACTTCGGAAGGTGAAGATGAGCCGCAGCGGGCTCGACAAATTGCGCGCCCGCAACGGGACCGTGCGGGCCCGGATCCGGGACACGCTGCGCACGGGGTACGTGAACCTGGAATTGTTCGTGCTGGAAAAGGTGATGGCCGGCACCACGCGGACGGTGAAGAAGAACGGCGTCGTCGAAACGGTGCACGAATTCCCGCTGGCGCTGGCGCTGCAATTGCTGCGGCTCCACCGCGATGCGGCGGTTGCGGCCGATGCGCCGGCGCCTTCGGAAGAAGACCGCGCCGAGCTGGTCGAGCGGCTGATGCGCAAGATGGAAGGGCTGCGCGCGCGGATGGACCGCGAGGAGGAAGCGGCGCGGGCTGCGGCGGCGGGCCGGGCTCCGGAGGACGGGGAGGCGGCGCAATGACTCGCAAGCAGTGGCGCGAAACTGCCCGCCGCATCTGCGACACGCGCGACCGGGCGCTGTGGCGCCGGCTGTTCGAAATGATGGACATTGCCGAAGGGCTGGAGCTCGACGCCTGTTTCGAAGCGTGGGCGCATGAAGGGCAGGAGGAGCCGCCCAAGGAGGGCTGGCGCACCTGGCTGCTGATGGCCGGGCGCGGCTACGGCAAGACCCGGGCGGGGGCGGAGTGGGTCAACCGGCTCGCCTCCATGCCGAACAAGCCGGTGCGGATCGCGCTGGTCGCGGCTTCGGAGGCGGAGGCGCGGGCGGTGATGGTGGAAGGCGAAAGCGGCATCCTGGCCGCCGCCTCGACCGCGCGCGGGCTTCGGCGGCCGAAATGGGAGCCGAGCCTGGGGCGTCTGACCTGGCCGAACGGGTCGGTGGCCTTGATCTATTCGGGCGAGAATCCGGACGGCCTGCGCGGCGCCAACAACCATTTCGCCTGGTGCGACGAGCTTGCGAAATGGGCGAAGCCGGACGCGACCTGGGACAATCTGCAGATGAGCCTGCGCTGCGGCGCGCGGCCGCGGGCGCTGGTGACGACGACGCCGCGGCCGATCCCGCTTCTGAAGCGGATCCGGGCGGAACGCTGGACGGTGGAGACCAGCGGGCGGACCGGCGACAACGCCCATAACAGCCCGCATTTCGTGGAGGTGATGGAGGCGACGTATGGCGGCACCCTGCTCGGCCGGCAGGAGCTGGACGGCGAAATGGTCGAGGATGTGGCGGGCAGCCTGTGGCCGCGCGCCTTGATCGAGGCCTGCCGGGCCGGAAACGATTTCCATGCCTCGGCGCTGCCGCGCATCGTGGTGGGCGTCGATCCGCCCGCTTCGGTGGGCGGCGATGCGTGCGGCATCGTGGTGTGCGGGCGCGACTCGGACGGCACCGGCTATGTGCTGGAGGATGCCAGCGTCGCCGGAATGAGGCCGGAAGGCTGGGCGCGCGCGGTGGTGGCTGCGGCGGCGCGCTGGGGCGCGGATCGGGTGGTGGCGGAAGCCAATCAGGGTGGAGCTATGGTGGAAAGCGTATTGAAAGCCGCCGACGCGCGGCTGCCGGTGCGCCTGGTCCATGCCCGGCGCGGCAAGACCGTGCGGGCCGAGCCGGTCGCCTATCTGTTCGAGAAAGGCGAGGCGCTGCTGGCCGGGAGGTTCCCCGACCTGGAGGACGAACTGGCCGGCCTGACGATCGGCGGCGGCTACCAAGGGCCGGGGCGGAGCCCGGACCGGGCGGATGCGTGCGTGTGGGCGATGACGGAGCTGATGCTGAGGAAGGAGAAGGCGCGGCCGCGGGTTAGGGTGTTGTGAGGGGGGAGGCAGATGTCGCTCGCTTGAACAGGCCGAAAGTTAGTTCAGGTGAGGAGGGCGTTTTGCAGCGCCGTAGGTAGGCAGCATGCGGACAGCGCCGCTTGCCTACGCAACGGGACATTACGTCGCATTGACGCTCTATTGCCGGGTGGCATATACTCCAAGCATGCAAAAAAGCGCGCAAACCATGCCAAAGTACGCTGAGAAGCCGGTGGTGGTCCGTGCGCCTCTCGAGGCGCGCCCGCAGCCTGAGACTGACCGCAAGGCTCTCCGGGATGTAATCAGCGACCGGTACTCGAAGAGCCTTGAATACCTCGCCCGCTGAGCCCCTGTGGCTTAGCCTGGAGGACGTTCTGGAAATTCAGATCGACCAGATCGCCCGCTTTGGTGGGGCAAATGGCGTTCGGGAAAAGGGGCTGATCGAGAGCGCCGTCGCGCGCTCGCAGCAACTTTTCAAATATGGCAGCGAGAGCGATATCCTTACTCTTGCCGTCCGTCTCGGTGTCGGAATAGCCCAGAACCATGGCTTCGTTGATGGCAACAAGCGCACGGGTGCGGTTGCCATGCTCGAGTTTTTGATCATCAACGGCTATTACCTCAACATGGCCGACGACACGACGCTTGGTGCGTTGTTCGAGGCTGCAGCGACCGGCACCATGTCCGAGGAGGAGTTGGCGGAGGCCCTCTTCGCGCATATCCAGACCTTGTAAGCGCCCCGCGGCGAGCCCGTGAGTTCAACCAAACTTCCTTAGGGCCGGCGCTGCACAGGCCCCCTGTCGCCTTGCGGACGGGGGTTGGACCGCTGGCCGCAGGCTGGCCCCACCGCGCCTGCGATCGCGGCAACAATCATCCCAGGGGGCCTAGCAGCGAGAGCGGCGAGCCGATCCATATCCTCACGCGCACCGGCATAGAACATTCACGGAGCCGGGCACGGTAACAAGGTGCGGGTGCGATTTCATCCGTCCCTGCCCTCGTCCTCCCATTCGGAAAGAAAACTGGTTTCGGCAAGGAGACAGAGCATGAAATGGTGGTGGGGCCGGAAGGCCGGGCGCGAGGGCGTCCGGCCTTTTTTGTTTGGGGGATGGGGCCATGCGCCCGCCGGGGCCGGGGGCGATTGGCCGCGCTCCTATGAAGCGCAGGTGCGGGATGCCTATCTGGGCAATCCGGTGGCGCAGCGGGCGGTGCGGCTGGTGGCGGAAAGTGCGGCTTCGGCCCCAACCTTCGCGGAGGGCGGTGCGGTGGCTGAGGCGTCCACCGCAACTGGCGCCGGGCCCCCTCCACCCTGCTTCGCAGGGTCCCCCTCCCCGTTCCGGGCAGGATTGGTTGCGCCGGGGCTTATCGAAACTGTGGTCACGCAGCTCTTGCTGCACGGCAATGCGTTTGTGCAGATCCTTTGCGATGCCGACGGGGTGCCGGCGGAATTGTTCGCGCTGCGGCCCGAGCGGGTCAGCGTCGAGGCGGATGCGGGCGGGTGGCCGGCGGCCTATCTCTACAAGGCCGGCGAGGCGAGGAGCCGGCTGCCGGCGCGGGACGGGCTGGGGCGGCCGGGGCTGGTGCACCTGAAAGCCATGCATCCGCTCGACGACCATTATGGGCTTGGGTGCCTGGGCGCGGCGGCGGGCGCGGTGGCGATCCACAATGCGGCCTCGCGCTGGAACAAGGCTTTGCTCGACAATGCGGCACGGCCTTCGGGGGCGCTGGTCTATGCGCCGGGCGATGGGGATGCGCTGTCGGGCGAGCAATTCGAGCGGCTGCGCGAGGAGCTGGAAGCGCAGTTCGTCGGCGCGGCCAATGCCGGGCGGCCGATGCTGCTGGAAGGCGGGCTCACCTGGCAGGCGATGAGCCTGTCGCCGGCGGAGATGGATTTCGTGGGGCTCAAGGAAGCGGCGGCGCGGGAGATCGCGCTGGCGTTCGGAGTGCCGCCGATGCTGCTCGGGCTGCCCGGCGACAGCACTTACGCCAATTATCGCGAGGCCAATCGCGCATTGTGGCGGCTGACCGTGCTGCCGATGGCGGAGCGGGTACTGGGCGGTATCGCGGCGGCGCTGGGCGCGTGGTGGCCGGGCCTCAGGCTGGTCGTGGATGTCGACCAGGTGACGGCGCTTGCCGAGGACCGCGAGCGACTATGGGCGCAGGTCAGCGCGGCGGACTTTCTGAGCGATGACGAGAAACGGGAAATGCTGGGGTTTGGGGCGTCGAGGTGATCGGCGTGCCCTCACCCTCCCAAGCCTACGGCTTGGGCCCCGCCCTCTCCCCTCGAGGGAGAGGGGTTTAGAATGTTGGGAGAGAGATGATGACGGTGGCGAATGAAACGATGGTGGCCTTGCTGGTGGCGCAGGCGGAGGCGAGGGGCGCGGACATGGCGACCTTGCGAGCGCTGATCGAAGAGGCTTCGGCAAGGGGGGCGGACAAGGCATTGGGGGCGCTGGGGCTGCGCGACGAAAAGGCGCGGCGGGACATGGATGAGCTGAGGGAGCTTCTCCAGGCGTGGCGCGACGCGAAGAAGAGCGCCTGGTCGGCGGTGGTGGCGTGGGGGGTCAGGATCTTGCTGGCCGCCCTGGTTCTGGGAATGAGCGTGAAGCTCGGCTTCTGGGAGCGGATCTGATGCGGTTCGCGGGCTATGCGGCGGTGTTCGGGCATGCCGACCGGGGCGGCGATGTGGTGCGGGCGGGGGCGTTTGCGCGCTCGCTCAAGCGGGGGGCGGGAAGCGTGCCTTTGCTGTGGCAGCACGATGCGGCCCGGCCGATCGGGCGGATCGAATATCTGCGGGAGGACAAAAGGGGCCTGCGGGTGATTGCGCGGCTTTCGGGCGGCAAGGCTGGGCGCGAGGCGGCGGCTTTGCTCAAGGACGGGGCGGTGCGGGGGCTGAGCTTCGGTTACCGGGTGCGGGAGGCGGCCGGTGAGGCGCCGCGCGAATTGAAGGACCTCGACCTGGTCGAGGTGAGCCTCGTGACCCTGCCGATGCAGCCCAAGGCGCGGGTGCATGCGGTGGAGGACCCCGGCTAACCGCGCCTTCGTCGCAAGGCTCAGGCGGAAGGAGCAAACGGAGCGCCGCCTGCGGCGGCTCTTCCGCCGGCAGAAGCAGATTTCAGGAATCCTCCCGCGCGGCGGGAGGTCAACCGGCCCCATGCCCTCGCGGCGTGGGGCTTTTTCACGAGCGGTGAAAACCCGGCGCCGAGTGGCGCCTTTCCAGGAGAATGACATGACGATTACCCCCACGGCTGACGCGATCGGCCTGTTTGTGAACGCCCAGAATTTCACGATCCCCAGCGGCCTGGACCGAGTCCGCACGAGCGGCTTCGGGCAACCGGGCATGGGCGCCGCAGCCTACCTGTTCGATCCGGCGGTGAACGCTGCGTTCGTGGCGGCACACCCGCGCGCAGCCTTTCTGGATGCCAACGGGAGGGGCTTCAGGCTCGATCCGGAGCAGGAGCTGACGGTTCAGATGTTCGGCGGCAAGGCGGATTCCAACGGCTCCTCGGGCACCGACATTCTGCCGGCACTCAATGCCGCGACGAACTATCTGCTCCACCTTTCCGTCAACCATGATGGCGTGAGCCGAGGTGCGACTGCCCTGCGCATCCCGGCAGGTGCCTATTATCAGAATGGAACGTTCGATCCGAAAGGAATCACCTTCAGACTGTACGGGGACGGCCACGGCAAAGACGGCGGAAAGCCCACGGTCATTCACGTGAACAATGCCGATGCAATCCGCATCCAGCGCCACAACACTCAAGGTGTGACCTCGGCTCCTTCGACGCGCGGCAGCGACGGATTCGTGATCGAGGGGCTCCGCTTCGAATGCATCAACGGTGTCAAAGGCGCCGCCGCTTCAGGGCTGCGCGCCCGGGCACGGTTTACGCTGAGGGACTGCTTCTTCCACGGCTTTCCAGAAGACGGCGTGAACATCATCGCAGCGGCTGGAGAGGGCGGACAGTTCGAAGGCAATGTAAACTGTTTTCACATCGAGAACGTAAGCTGCATCTCCAACGGGAAGAATGGTTTCCACATCAGCGGTCCGGACGTAAATGCCGGCATCGTGATCGGGTGCGATGCATCGTTCAACGGACGGTGGGGCTTTCTGGAGCGCAGCTTCCTCGGAAATACCTATACCGGATGTCATGCCTCCGACAACGGGTTGGCAAATGTCGCGTACAATGGGCCGAATGAAAGTCACTTCGTCACCTTCGGCGGGGTGCAATATTACGTACTGGCCGGACAGGAATCTGCCGCTGCGAATGTCCCGCCGGGTACGGCGGGGTCAGCGGGCATCTGGGTCCCTCTGCGAGGCGGCGGCGCAACGCGAGGAATCCCGACCTGGGCGAGCGGCATGCCGGTCGTGTCCGGCGGCCCTTACCGCGGCGAAGATCCTAACGCGGCCAACCTCTTCCTGGGCTGCTATGCGGAGTCCGGACAAGGTGCCTCGCAAGCCGTATCCCCGACAATGTTCGTGGGAGGATTTCACGGCGAAACGGACGTGATCGGCGGCGCCGTATGGCATCGCAACCGGCTCGGCGTCGAGACCAGCAACAACGGCTATTTGGTCCAACTGGGCGAGCGTGAGTCCTTTTTTGGCGCTTACAACAAGTTCATCAACCTGGTGCACCACACAAAGGCCCCGTTGGGCTGGCAGATCACCGACAGTTCAACCGATCTCCGCCTCGCTTACAGTGACGCGGATGCCAATGAAAGCTGGCGCATTCTCGGGCCGCTAACCCACAACCCGGCAGGTCCGCACACCTTTCTGACCAACCGGCTGGCGATCGGCATCGGGTTCGACAACGTGCGTATCGCCGCGCAGCCGAGCGCACCGAGCGGCAACGACTTCCCTCCAAACACGTACGTCCACAACAGCAATGCGGCCGCCGGTCAGCCGCGCGGATGGAAACGACTTTCCAACGGCGCCTGGGTGAACGACACCAATTGGTGAGCAGGGTTTCACCCGCGGAAGCAAATTCGAAGAAACGGACAGGAATGCCGGGGCACGCCCCGGCATTCTTTGTTTGGTGTGTGTGAGAAAGGCAAAGGAGAGAGCGAATGTTTGAAGTTAAAGCGGATGGGCTGGAAGCGTCCTTCGAGGCGCTGGAGCGGCAGGATGAGGATGTGGCGCAGCTTCGGGGCGAGATGGCGCAACTGAAGGCGCGGATGGATGCTCAGGCGGTGGCGGCGGCGCGGCCGGCGCTGAGCGGCGCGAAGGCGGCGGGGGCGGGCTCGCCGTTCGTCGACAATTACCTGAGGAAGGGGCTGGAAAGCGGGGTGGAGCTGAAGGCGCTGGCCGGCACCAGCGATGCGGCGGGCGGCTATGCGGTGCCCGAGGAGATCGACGCGGCCATCGACCGGACGCTGAGCGCGATCTCGCCGATCCGGGGAATCGCCAATGTCGTGAAGGTGGGCACGGCCGGCTACCGCAAGCTGGTAACGGCGGGCGGCACGCCTTCGGGCTGGGTGGCGGAGACCGCCGACCGGCCCGAGACCGCGACGCCGACGTTCCACGAGATCGCGCCGCCGTTCGGCGAGCTTTATGCCAATCCGGCGGCGAGCCAGTCGATGCTCGACGATGCCGCGTTCGATGTCGAAGCGTGGCTGGGACACGAGATCGCGACCGAGTTCGCGCGGGCCGAAGGGGCGGCGTTCGTCAACGGTTCGGGCGTCAACCGGCCGCGCGGGTTTCTCAACAATGCGGTTTCGGCGGCGGCGGACGGGGTGCGGCCGTTCGGGACGCTGCAGTTCGTGACATCGGGCGCGGCGGGGGGCTTTCCGGGCACCAATCCGCAGGACCGGCTGGTGGACCTCGTCCAGGCACTGCGGCCGCCCTATCGGCAGGGGGCGGTGTTCGTGATGAACAGCTCGACGGCGGCGCGGATCAGGAAGTTCAAGACCGCCGACGGGGCGTTCCTGTGGCAGCCGGGGCTGGTGACGGGGCAGCCCGACACCCTGCTCGGCTATCCGCTGGTGGAGGCCGAGGACATGCCGGACATCGCCCAGGACTCGCTGTCGATCGCGTTCGGCAACTTCAAGGCCGGGTACCTGATCGCCGAACGGACGGAGACGCAGATCCTGCGCGATCCGTTCACCCACAAGCCGTTCGTGCACTTCTATGCGACCAAGCGGATGGGCGGGCAGGTGAGTAATTCGGAGGCGATCAAGCTGATGCGGTTCAGCGTTTAGGGCGCTTAAGCCCCTCCCCTTTAGGGGAGGGGTTGGGGGTGGGGGTTGTTGCGGCTCCAGCGTCTGTGGGTTTTCTCGGCTGACATGCCCCACCCCAACCCCTCCCCTGAAGGGGAGGGGCTTTTTGTTTTGGCGCCGTCGCGGGTGGTTCGCGGCGGCGCTTTTTTGTCGGGAGAGATGAGATGGCGGATGCTTTTGCGGGCGCGGTGGACGGCGTCAGTGCGCCGGCGACGCGGGCGGTGGCGGTGGTGCCGCACGATGTGAATGCGCTGGCCGATGTGCCCAAGGCGCTGTTCGTGGGAACGGGTGGGCACCTCGTGCTGCGCGGATCGGGCGGCGGCGGGGATGTGGCGTTCAAGAATGTGGCGGACGGGACGGTGCTGCCTGTCAGAGCGCAGTTCGTGCGCGCTACGGGCACGACCGCCGCCGACATTTTGGCGTTGTACTGATGCTGGGGCTTGGCTTCAGTGCCGGGACGGGCGCGCGAAGGCGGTTCAGCCCCCGTGGGCTGTTCGCTAACGGCGAGCAGGGGGCCTGGTTCGATCCTTCGGACCTCCCCACCATGTTCCAGGATCTTGGCGGGACGGTGCCGGCGGCGGTGGGTACGGCGGTGGCGCGGATCAACGACAAGTCCGGGCGCGGCAACCATGCGGGGCAGGCGACGGCGTCGGCGCGGCCGGTGTTGCGGCAGGATGCGGGCGGGCGCTTCTACCTCGAGTTCGATGGGGTGGACGACCGGCTGCTTACTGCCGGTTTTGCTCTCGACACCGGTTGGGACCGGGCGTCGGCGGTGCGGCAGACGGGGTGGACGAACGGGCGGCGGATCTTTGCGGGAACCGGGGCCGGGGCGGGCATCCTTCAGCAGGCTCCGACGAGCCCGGGGCTGGCGCTGTTCGACGGCAGCATTGCCGCAAATAACGCCGGGGCGGCGGTGGGTGCGGCGGCGGTGGTGTTCGAGCGGCATGCCGGCGGCAATTCGCTGCTGGCGGTGAATGGCGGCGCGGCGGTGACCGGCAATCCGGGCGCGGGCTCGGCGAGCGGCATCAGCATCGGCGCCGATGCGGGCGGCGGCAATGCGGCGCCCTTTCATTTTTACGGCCTGTGCGCGGTCAAGGCGGCGCTGGGCACGGCGCAGGTGGCGCAACTGAAGGCGCATTTCGCGCGGAAAGCGGGCGTCGCCCTCTGACGGGCGTGCGAGCGGGGAGATAGGGACATGGTGACGGGCGAGGCCCTGGACGCCGGCGCGGACGCGCTGGCGGAGGCGAAGGCGTATCTGCGGATCGTCGGCGCGGACGAGGACGAGATGGTGGCGCGGCTGCTGGCGGCGGCGGCGGCGCAGTGCGAGCAGTTTACCGGCAAGGCGCTGATCGCGCGCGGGTTCGAGGAGGCGATTGCGGCGAGTGCGGCGAGTGCGGCGTGGACGCGGCTCAAGCGGGCGCCGGTGACTGCGATCGTCGCCGTGGAGGGGCTGCGGGGCGACGGGTTGGCGGCGCCGCTCGGCGTCGGCGGCTACCACATCGACATCGATGCACGCGGCGACGGGTGGGTGCGGATCACCGAGGCCGGCGGAGCCCGGCGGGTGCGGATCGGCTATCGTGCCGGGCTGGCGGAAAGCTGGGTGGGGCTGCCCGAGCCGCTGCGCCACGGCGTGATCCGCCTCGCGGCGCACCTTTATACCCATCGCGGTGAGGCGGGGGGCGGCGCCGTGCCGGCGGCGGCGAGTGCGTTGTGGCGGCCCTGGCGGCGGCTTGGGCTGCGATTCCGATGAGCTTCGAAAAACTGGGCGAGCGGGCGCGGCGGCTGGCCGAAGCGCGCGCCGGGCAGGCGGCGCGGCGGATCGCCGCGGCGGCGGAACAAGACGCGCCGGCGGGGGTGCGGGTGGAGGCGGTGGACGGCGGGGTGCGGCTTTCGGGCCGCAACCTTGCCCGGCGCATCGCTACCGACCCGGCGCTGCGCTGGCTGATCGAGAGGGTGAGATGAGCGATCTGGGTGCGGGCGAGACGGCGGCGGCGCGGGCGTTGGCGGCGCTCAGGACCATCGAAGGGCTGGGCGTCTACGACGCGCCGCCCATCCAGGCGGTAGCGCCTTATGCGGTGGTGGAGGCGGGGCCGGAGAGCGACTGGGGCTTCAAGGGCGGACGCGGACGCGAGCTCAGGCTGTCGGTGATCCTGTGGGACCGGGGCGAGCGGCCGATCCGGTTGCGGGCGCTGGCCCGGGCGGCGGAAGCGGCGCTGGAAACCGTGGAAGGCGAGGCGGAAGGCTGGCAAATCGTGTCGCTGCACTTCCTCAAGAGCCGCACGGTGCCGCCGCGCGCGGCCTCACCCAACGCATTGACCGCCGCCGCGATCGATTATCGCGCGCGGCTGCTGGCATTGTGACCTTCGGGGTTAGGCGCCCGGCCGGGTGTTGGTGGACTTGTAGTCCTTGAACATCTCCACCTGGTTGGCGCGGATGTCGTCCACCTCCGTGCCCGCATTCTCCTCGGCGGCGGCGCGCTTCAGGCCGGCGGCGGTGTCGGCGGAGATCACGGCGGCGCGAAACTTCTGCTCCTGCGCGGTGCAGGCGGGGCCGAGGCCGCCGGCGAATGCCGTTTCCTCCATGTCCTCCTTCAGGCTCTTCTTCATGAAGCCGCTGAGGCAGGCCGAATATTCCTTGCGGGCCCGCGCGATGTTGTCGGCGGGAGCGCCCTGGGCGGCGGAGGCGAGGGCGAAGGCAAGCACGGTAGAAATCATCCCCAATTCCTATCCAACAGCTTTGAACAGAAGGGAGAGTATCGATGGGCGTCGAAAAGGGAAGCGCTTTCTTGCTCAAGGTCGGCAACGGGGCGGCACCGCCGGCTTTCGCCACGGTGGCGGGCATGCGCACGACCCAGCTTTCGGTGAATGGCGAGGCGGTGAACGTCACTAGCAAGGATTCGGGCGGGTGGCGCGAATTGCTGTCGGGGGCGGGCGTGCGCTCGGTTTCGGTGTCTGCGAGCGGGATCTTTACCGGATCGGCGGCGGAGCTGCGGATCAAGGGCAGTGCGCTGGCGGGCTTGCTCGACGATTATGAGCTGAGCTTCGAAAGCGGCGAGCGGCTGCGCGGGCGGTTCCTGGTGACGCGGCTCGATTATTCCGGGGATTACAATGGCGAGCGCAATTACGCGCTGAGCCTGGAAAGCTCCGGCCCGGTGGGCGCTCTTTAGGCAGAAGGTGGGTTCACGCGGAGGCGCGGAGACGCGGAGGGGCTTGGGCGGGTGAGCAGGCGGCGTGAACGGGAGATCGGGAAAAGCGAACTCGCTCGCCTTTCTTCTGCTCCGCGTCTCCGCGCCTCCGCGTGATCAATTCAGACTGGGAGAAAAAGGATGAGCGGATCGGCAGCTAACCCGGTGCGGGGCGAGGCGGCGCTACATGTTGGCGGTGAGGCGATCGTGCTTCGGCCGAGCTTCGAGGCCTTGGTGGCGGCGGAGGAGGAATTGGGGCCGCTGTTTGCCTTGGTGGAGCGGGCGGCGGAGGGGCGGCTTCGGGTGGCGGAGATGGCCGCCTTGTTCTGGCATTGCGCGGCGGCGCGGGGCGAGGGGGTGACGCGCGAGCGGATCGGAGCGGCGATCGCGGAGATGGGGCTGGCGGGAATCGCGCCGGTGCTCAAGCGCCTGCTCGGGCAGATTTTGCAGGGGCGGTGAGGTGGTGCACGCCGAGGTCCGCGGGAAGAACATCCCCCACCCCAACCCCTCCCCTGAAGGGGAGGGGCTTAAGGAGTTTTGCGCTGCGGCGGTGAAGCTCGCCGGAGTGGCGGGGGCGCTGCTGGGCTGGCGACCCGACGAGTTCTGGCGGGCGACTCCGGCGGAGCTGGGGGCGGTGCTGACGGCGCTGATGCCGGCGGAAGAGGAAGGTGTTGGGCGTGAGGATCTGGCGCGGCTTCGGGACATGTTTCCGGACTCGTGAGGAGAAATGGCATGGATGAAGAGATCGAGCGGCTGGTCGTGGCGGTGCGCGCCGATACGGGCGCCTTTGCGCGCGATGTGGCGGAGATGCGCGGGCAGCTGGAAGGGCCGCTGGCGGACGGGGTGGAGCGGGCCGGACGGGTGCTGGAAGGGGCGCTGCTGCGGGCGGTGCGGACCGGCAAGTTCGGCTTTGAGGATCTGAAGAAGGTGGCGCTGGCGGCGATGGCGGAGATTGCCGCAGCGGCGATCCGCAACGGGATCAATTCGCTGGGCGGCCAGCACGGCGGCGGCGGCGGGCGGGGCGGCGGCACGGCGGGTCTGATCGCCACCGCCGCGCAGGTCCTGTCCACAATGCTGGGCGCACCGGGGCGGGCGACCGGCGGGCCGGTGGCGCCGGGGCGGCCCTATCTGGTCGGCGAGCGCGGGCCCGAATTGTTCGTGCCGACGGCGAGCGGGCGGGTGGAAACAGGCGCCGGCGGCTTCGGCGGCGGGCGCGATGTGCGGGTCAGCATCCGGATCGATGCGGGCGGGGCGGGCGAGCCGCAGGCGCTGGCGCGATCGTCCCGCCAGGTGGCGCGGGCGGTGAAGCAGGCGCTGATGGGGGTGGAGGATTAGGGCGGGGCACCTTCACAGCGCGTTCACGGTTGTGCTTGTACAAGAACCTGTACATAGTTGCCGCACGTCGAGGAGGGCCCAATGGACGTTCTTACCTACTCCGATGCCCGGGCGAATTTGAAGGGCGTGATGGACCGCGTGGTGGAGGACCGCACGCAGATCGTGATCACGCGCCAGAAGGGTGACCCGGTGGTGTTGGTGTCTCTGGACGACTGGAATGCCATGGAGGAAACCATGCATCTCCTTTCGACGCCGGCAAACGCCCGGCGGCTGCGCGATTCCATCGACCAGCTCGATAGCGGTGCGGGCAGCGAGCGCGAGCTTATCGAGCCGTGAAGCGGCTGTTCTCGGATCAGGCCTGGGAAGATTATCAATATTGGGCCGAGACGGATTCGAAGACACTCAAGCGCCTGAACGAGATCATCAAGGAGTGCTGCCGGACACCATTCAAGGGGATCGGCAAACCGGAACCGTTGAAGGGAGACCTTCAGGGCTGGTGGTCGCGGCGCATCACCAAGGACGACCGGCTCGTCTACCGGATCAAGGGGAAGGGCGAGGAGCAGCTCCTGGAAATCGCCCAGTGCCGCCTGCATTATTGAGGCTCGGGCGCGGCCGCTGAGACGGCGCTTTTCTTCCATCACGAATCAAAGCTGAGGTCCTCGCAGGCGGGCGTGATTTCCCCTGCCTGAGGCGCGGCAGCCTTTTTGCGAAAGAGGAGAAAGGTCATGCCTTACTGGCTGGCTCCGGCCGGGAGCGCGAAGCAGCTTGGGTGGGTGAAGCGGTTCGCCGCGCTTTACTGGACCGTCAATTTTCCGCGGCCGATGATGGCGGCGGTGACCACGACGGCGCCCGATGCGCTGCGGGTGGAGTGCGTTTTCTACAAGGGGAACGACCTCGCCGGACTGATCTGGGAGGCGCAGGATCGGTGGGACCATCCTTTGCTCGCCTATGATACGGCGCGGGATTTTCGGGGGTGCCGGCTGTCCTTCCGGTGGCGGAGCGGGGGCGTGCGGGCGCTCGACGCGGTGGATGGGCCGACGCTGACCATCGAGGGGCGGGACGAGGCGGGGGCGCCGCGCAGCTGGTATGTGCGGCTCTGGAATTATGCGGACGGGTCGCCGGAGGATGCGGCGGTGGCGCTCGACTTCGGAAAGCTTCACGGCGGGTGGGACGGGGAGGATCCGGTGTGGGCGGGCGATGTCGACCGGATGTTCGTGTCTTTGGTCGCACCCGGTTTCACCGGTGCGGACGCGCCTTTGCCGGCGCCGGCCGAGGGGTGGGCGGAGCTTTCGGACATTCGCTGCGACGGAGCGGGATCGGTGCTGGCGTTGGGCGACACGCTGGTGCCGGAGCACAGGCTGCGGATCGCGACGGGCTATGACGATCTGTATCACCTGACGCCGGCGCGGGTGCTCAGGAATGCGCTGCAGCTCGGCTATCGCGGGCCGATCAACCATTATGTCGGAATGAGCCATTATTTCCGGCTCGAGGCGTTTGCCGGGGGCTTCTATGTCAGTCTGGCCGGCGGGGTGCTGAACGGGCCGTGCGCGGCGTGGCATGCCGACTTCGCAGGGCGGGCGGAGGCGCTGGGGTACACGCTGATCTGGTCGCTCTCCTACGAATTGCTCGACATGCATTGCTGGGGCGACTGGAAGCAGCGGGGCGCGGACGGGACGCCGGCGCTGACCGGGTGGGAGCCGCCGTCCGCCTTGCTGTCGCCCGCGCATCCGGGCGCGATGAACTATTTGCGGCTGGTGGCGCAGGCGTTCGCGCGGATCGGCGCGGCGGCGGGGCTCAAGGTGCGGTTCCAGGTCGGGGAGCCGTGGTGGTGGGTGCGGGCCGACGGCGCGATCTGCCTTTACGATGCGGCGGCGGTGGCGGCCTTCGCACCGGCGGCGATCGGCGATGTGCGCGGGCCGTTGGACGCGGCGCAGAAGGCGACGCTGGATGCGGCGGGGGCGGTGCTGGCGCACTCGACGGCGTCCTTGTGCGCGGCGGTGCGGGCGGTGGCGGCGGACGCCGAGACCTTGCTGCTGGTCTACCTGCCGACGGTGCTGGACGGCGGCGATGTGCTGCGCGCCAACATGCCGATGGGCTGGGCAAGCCCGGCATTCGATGTGCTGCAGCTTGAGGATTATGACTGGGTGACGGCCGGCAATGAAGGCGCCAGCGCGCGCGGCCTGGCCGCGGCCGGGGCGCGGCTCGGCTACCCGATCGCCCGGCAGCATTATCTTTCCGGCTTCGTGCTCCGGCCGGAGGACAAGGCGCAGTGGGCGCCGATCGCGGCGGCGGCGCAGCGGGCGCTGCGGCGGGGAACAATCGAGGTGTTCGCCTGGGCGCTGCCGCAAGTGCTGCGAGACGGCTTCACGTGGTTTGGCGAGGGCGAGGAGGAGGAGGACATGGAGGCATTTCACGATGTGCGGTTTCCGATCGCGCTGGGGCGGGAGGCGAGTGCGGAGCCGGCCTTCTCCACCCAGGTGGTGACAACGCGGTCGGGCGCGGAGCAGCGCAACAGCGACTGGGCGGACGCACGGCTGCGCTTCGATGCCGGGCCGGGCGTGCGCGGGGAGGGGGAGCTGCAGGCGCTGCTCGGCTTTTTCCGGGCACGGCGCGGGGCGGCGATCGGCTTCCGGTTCGAAGATCCGTTCGACCACAGCTCGAATGGCATGACCGGCGCGCCGGGGGCGGCGGACCAGCCGCTCGGGACGGGAAACGGAGTGCGAACCGAGTTCGCGCTGGTGAAGCATTATGGCGACCAGCTGCGTCGGATCACGCGGCCGGTGGCGGGCAGCGTTCGCGTATCGGTGAACGGGGTGGAGCGGGTGTCCGGCTGGACGCTGGCGCCGCTGGGGCTGGTGCGGTTCGACGCGCCGCCTGGGGCCGGGGCGGAAGTTCGGGCGGGATATCGCTTCGATGTGCCGGTGCGGTTCGCCGAGGACCGGCTGAGCCTCAGCCGCGCGACGTTCGAGGCGGGCGAGATCGCCTCGGTGCCGCTGATCGAGATTCGGGAGGCGGGGCTGTGAGCGCGATCCTCGATGGGGCGGTGACCACCTTGGCCTTTTGCTGGCGGCTCGAGCGGCGGGACGGGGCGGCCCTGGGCTTCACCAGCCACGACCGCGACCTGGAAGCCGGCAACTTTCGCTATCGGGCGGCACCCGGCATGGCGCCGTCGGCGATCGAACTGTTCGACGGCTTCGCCGCCGAGACCCTGAGCGTCGGCGGGGCGCTGAGCGGGGCGGGGCTGTCGGAGGCGGACCTGATGGCGGGGCGTTGGGACGGGGCGGCGGTGCACCTGTTCCTGCTCGATTGGGAACGGCCGGACGCGGAGCCGGTGCCGCTGGCGCGCGGGGTGCTCGGCGACGTGCGGCTGAGCGGGGTGGGCTTCGAGACCGAGCTGCTGGGGCCCGCGGCGATGCTGGAGCGCCCGGTTGTGGAGGAAACCTCGCCCGGATGCCGCGCCCGGCTCGGCGACCGGCGCTGCAGGGTCGACTTGGCGGGGCGGGTGCGGATCGTGGCGGTGGCTGCGGCCGACGATGCAATGCTCGAGGTCGACGGAGCGGAGCCGGGGGTAGGGCTTTATACTTATGGGCGGCTGCGCTGGCTGACCGGCGCCAATAGCGGGCTGGAGAGCATGGTTCGCAGCTCGGACGGGGGCCGGCTGCGGCTGCGCGAGCCCCCGCTTCATGCCGTGGCGGCGGGCGACCTGGCCGAGATCGCGCAAGGCTGCGACAAGAGCTTTCCGACCTGCACGGGCAGGTTCAACAACGCCGTCAATTTCCGGGGCGAGCCGCATCTGCCGGGCATGGACCTCCTTACCCGCTACCCGGGTGCGTCATGAGCCGGGCGGGGGACGCACGGGCGGCGCGGGCGCGGAGGCTGGTCGGAACGCGGTTCCGCCCGCAGGGGCGCGATCCGCTGACCGGGCTCGACTGCGTGGGCACGGCCGCGGTGGCGGCGGGCGTGGCGCTGGAGCGGGTGCGGCGCGATTATTCGCTGCGCGGCCAAAGGCTGGCGCAAATGGAGCACGACCTGTGCGAGCTGGGCTGCCAGCCGGTGACGGGCGGGCGGTGCGCGGCGGGCGACGTGATCGTGTGCCGGGTGGCGCCGGCGCGCTACCACATCCTGTTTTCAACCGGGGCCGGCTTTGTTCACGCCGATGCGGCGCTCGGCCGGGTGGTGGAGCGGCCGATGCCGGTGCCGTGGCCGATTGAAAGCGTGTGGCGCCCGTTCGGCGAAGACGACGAGGAGGAGGAAGGCTGATGGCGACGCTTGTTCTCAGCACGGTCGGCCAGATCGTCGGCGGCCCGGTGGGAGGCGCGATCGGCGCTGTGATCGGCCAGCAGATCGACGGCCGCATCCTGGCGCCCAAGGCGCGGCACGGGCCGCGGCTCGGCGACCTGACGGTGCAGACGTCGCGCTACGGCAGCCAGATTCCCCGGATCTTCGGCACCATGCGGGTGGCGGGCACGGTGGTCTGGTCCACCGACCTTCAGGAGCATCGCGCCGCGAGCGGCGGCGGCAAGGGGCGGCCGAAGACGGTGAACTACAGCTATAGCGCCAGCTTCGCGGTGGCGCTGTCGGGCCGGCCGGTGCGCGAGGTGCGGCGGATCTGGGCGGACGGCAAATTGCTGCGCGGAATTGCCGGCGACTGGAAAAGCGAGGTCGGCGGCTTTCGGCTCCATCCGGGAAGCGAGGACCAGGCGGTGGACCCGCTGGTCGCGGCGGTGGAGGGGGCGGGGCAGGCGCCGGCCTATCGCGGCATGGCCTATGCGGTGTTCGAGGATCTGCAGCTTGCTGATTTCGGCAATCGTATTCCATCGCTGAGTTTTGAGCTGGTGGCGGAAGAGGCGACCAGCATCGGCGCGATTGCCGAGGAACTGGCCAGCGGAGCGCTGAGCGGGGAGCCGGTGCTGGCGCTTGGCGGCTATGCGGCGAGCGGCGACAGCGTGCGCAGCGCAATCGCGGCGTTGGCGGACGTAGTGCCGCTGTCGCTTGCGGACCGGGATGGGCGACTGCGGCTGGAAGCGCAGGGCAGCGCGGCGGCGGTGGCGGTGGCGGTGGAGGCGGAAGGCGCCGCCGCGGCGGGCGCGGGCGGACCCATGGAGGTGCGCCGGCGTGCTGCTTCCGGGCTGCCGGTGGAAGCGACGGTGGCGTATCACGATCCGGCGCGGGACTGGCAGGCGGGGGTGCAGCGCGCCGAAACGGGGGAAGCCGGGCTTCGCGCCGACCGCCGCGCCTTGCCGGCGGCGCTGGACGCGGGAGCCGCCAAGGGTCTGGCCGAGCACCGGCTGGCGGCCGCGTGGGCCGAACGGGCGCGGGCGCGGGTGCACCTGCCGTGGCGGCGGGCGGCGCTGCGGCCGGGATTGGCGGTGCGGCTGGCCGGTGTGGCGGGCCTGTGGCGGATCGAGCGCTGGTCGCTGGAAGCGATGGTGCTGACGCTGGACCTGGCCGGCCTTCCATCTGACGGCGCGAGATCCAGCCCAGCTGAGCCGGGACGCAGCGTTGCGGAGCCCGACCGGGTTCATGGCGCCACCAGCCTCGCCTTGCTCGACCTGCCGTTGCCGGCCGCGGCGGAGCCCGGCGGGCAGGCGCAGCTGCTGGTCGCGGCGGCGGGAGCGTCGCCCGGGTGGCGCAGCGCCGCGCTGAGCGTGAGCTTCGACGGCGGCGCCACCTGGCAAAGCGCCGGGCGAACCCCGGCGCCGGCGGTGATGGGCACGCTGCTGACCGCGCCGGCTGCGGCGGGCGCCGCGTTGCTGGACATGCGCCACGGCCTGGAGGTGGAATTGCTGAACGAGGCGATGTGGCTGGAAAGCCGAAGCGACGCGGCGCTGGCGGACGGCGCGAACCTGGCTGCCGTGGGAGACGAACTGATCCAGTTCGGTATCGCCGAGCCGCTGGGAGACAGGCGCTTTCGCCTGTCGCGGCTGCTGCGCGGGCGGCGGGGCACCGAATGGGCGACGGGAGGGCAGGCGCCGGGCGACCGGTTCGTGCTGATCGAGCCGGCGGCGCTGGCGCCGGTGCCGGTTCCCCCGGCGGCGGTAAACAGCGAAGTCCGCCTGCTCGCCACCGGGCTTGAAGATGGCGGCGACGGCGTAGTCGCGGCGCGGATGTTCGATGCGGCGGCGCTGCGCCCGCCCGCGCCCGTTCACCTGCGGGCGGCCCGGCGGCCGGACGGGGGGCTGGACCTTGCCTGGACGCGGCGCAGCCGCATCGGGTGGGACTGGATCGGCGGCACCGACACGCCGCTTGGCGAGGAGCGCGAGGCCTACCGAGTCACCATTTGGAGCGCCGGTACGGTGCGGCGCGTCGCTGAAACGGCCGTGCCGGCTTTCGCTTATCCAGGAGACCTCCGGCAGGCCGACGGTGCCGCCGCGCCGATCGCCGTGGAGGTGGTGCAACTCGGTACCCACGGCGCTTCGCGGCCGGCCCGCATCGTTATCGGCCGTTAA